TCTCTTGCAGATAGTGATGTTTTGGAGTTTTCAAGGCAAGTTGCTGAAATTGTCAATGACTTTGATGATGGTGTTAATGTTAATTTCGATTTCTTTGTTAGAGTTAATCAAATCAAGAAATTTGGAGAAGCGTTGTTAGCTAATTCTTTGCCTAGTGCTAGAGATAGGCGCAATGCTCTCCGAATGGTTCTCAATAAGATACAACCCTTATTAGATAAGTGTAAGGCTAATAATGTAGTGCATAATGGTCCTCGTCGGACGCCATTAGGCATACTTATTGGTGGCGCACCAGGAGTAGGCAAAAGCTATTCTTCTGTGCCCTTCGTTCATGAGTTGATAGCTAGGGTTATAGATGATAGTAGTTTGGAAAGCTTCCAAAAGAATCCCAATGATTATATACTTAATCGTATTTGGGAGAATGATTTTTGGGATGCTGACCATGCTCAATTCTGTATAGTATACGACGATTTTGGTCAGACCCCAAACAATGTTATTACTAAACAGAATGAGTATATGGAAGTTATTCGGGGCATTAATTGTCTTAATTTTCCATTGACTATGGCTGCTCTTACTGATAAGGGTTCCACTAATTATCAACATCAGTTGGTTTTTGCAACAACTAATAAGACTTCTTTTAGAAACTGTATGGGAGTTACTAAACCCGAGGCAGTTACTCGTAGATTTAGAGAATCTTATTGGTTGGCTCCTAGAAAAGCTTATTGCTTGGACCCAAATGTTGAGATTATGGATCGTCGGCTGGATCAATCCCGTTGTATTGGAGTGTTTGATGTTGATGTGCATGAGTTTTTTCCTTATGATTTTCTTGAGGGGAAATTTTTGCACAATTGCGAAGGTTTATCTTATTATGAACTTATGGATAAAGTTGTGAGAGACTTTAAAGATAATATTTGTAAGGAAGATAGAGCCTTGGCTAACATGCATACAGCTATAGCAAAGGGTATTGAACATAGGATGAAACCGCAAGGAGTATATTCCAATTCTAAGAGCTTTTTCCATGGGATGATGAATTCTGTGCTTTTAGCACGCAGTATTAATAATAGTGTTTTTGAGTGCCAAATGGACAACAACCAGATGGTTCCCTCATCAATAGCTATTAAAAGTACTGATGATGAGGCTCTGATTAAGTTGTGCACTTCAGAGATTGGTTCCACAGACCTTGATGATAAGGAGGTGTTAGCAATTAATAGAGAGCTTCTAGCAAATGCCATCAGTAAGGTTCATCATTTAAATATTGAGTTTTCACGCAAGATAGCTCTAACTTTTGCCCCTGATAGGGATATGACTTCATGGATCACCTTGAATTGTTATGAGATCCCCGGAAGGGTTAGTGCTCTAATGCAAAAGGAGACTTCGGTCTTTTCAAGCATAATGGGCGGTATAAGAAGAGCTAGTGGAAATTCTCTAGGTTTTGTTCGTGAGCATCCTGTGTTGACTAAATTGGTGGCTGCCGTAGCTGTTTTAGCTCCAGTAGTCTCTATAGTAGTTGGTTGCCTTTCTAAGGTTTACCCACAGAATGCCTCACGTCATGACTGGATAAGACATAAAACTCCTGTTGCTGCTAGGCAACAATATCAACATGTTCGGTTTATTAAGCAAAGTAGATTTGATCCGCAATTTAATGATATTCCTGCAATTTCACAGGGACTTTCACAGTTTGCACACAAAGTGTTTAAGAAAAACACTTATCTATTTGCTTTGAATCACGATCGAGAAGCTTGTGGTACAGTGACATTTATTAAGGATAATGTAGCCGTTATTCCTTTTCATTTTATTGATAAGATGTTGGAAATGTCACATAATGGCTTTTATGTTGATAGTAATGATCCAGCAGCCAGTATTGAGCTTAGGAAACCAAATACTAATATAAAATATTGTTTTAAGCCTCAAGATTTGACTATAGCTGCTGTTGCCCAGAGTGATACAACTTTAGAAGACATAGCTTTTGTCAGATTTAAAAACTTGCACGCCCATTGTGATCTTACAGATTACTTTATTGATGTGGATCATCCTCTCTTTAATTATAATTTTAATATTATGTTGAATGTAGTTAAGGAGACTGGTCCTATTCAGATGGTATCTAAGGGAACTTTTGGGCATGTTTCTTATGGAGAGTACTCAGTTGATTGCTGTATTGAGTACAGATTGCGTACTGGTGTAGGTGATTGTGGTTCTGTCTGTTATGGACATAACCCCAAAACATCCAAGCCTGTTATCTTAGGAATTCATGTAGCTGGTTCAGCTAGCGGTCATGGAGTATCCTATTTCTTAAGTAACATGCAAGTCACTAAGGCTTTGGCTGAATTGGACGAGGATAATATCGTTCCAGAGATTGATGAAGATGAGATTCCGATGGAACCTCAAATGTATGTGTCTAATAGGCTGCCTGAGAATGATCTCCCAGATAAACCTTGTGCTAATAAGGTTGCTATGGAGGAAGTCAGAGCCCCTAGGGCAGTTACTAAAACTAATATCATACCTAGTGCTATTTATGGTGAGTGGGGACCTGCTAAGACCAGGCCAGCTCGCTTGAAAAATTTTACTAGGGATGGCAAATTAGTCAGACCTATACATAAAGCTTTTAAGGATTATGGAGGAGGTTTTCCTACTTACAATTCTACTCTTTTGGATGCTGTTACTGATGAGTATATTCATCATCTGCATTCTAATGCTAAAGCCCCCCAACCCTGGAAGCCACGTTTGTGGACTTTTGAGGAAGCTGTGGCTGGCATACCTGGAATAGAGTTTTGTGAGGGAATTCCCCGATCAACTAGTCCTGGATATCCTCTCTGTATGTACACTGAGGGTCCAGGAAAAACCGACTTCTTTGGGAAGGATGGACCTTATGATTTTAGTACCCCAGCCTGTAAGAAGTTGAGAGAACAAGTTGAGTTAATCATTGAGAAAGCCAAAATGGGTCAGAGAGATAAACATGCCTTTATGACTTTCCTTAAAGATGAGCGTAGAAAATTAGCTAAATATGAGGCTGGAGACACTAGAATGATTTCTGGTACTGATCTGGCTTTTTTGATAGCTTGTAGGATGTATTTTGGAGATTTCATTAGATGGATGATGTCTAATCGTATAAGTAATGGCAGTGCCGTAGGTGTTAATCCATACGGTGAAGAATGGGCCATATTATATAGATACATTCTCAACGGAGATGCAGCCTGCATTGACGGTGATCATAAACAATATGACAAAAGTGAGTTAGAGAACTTACATAGCATGTCGTTTAGAGTTGCTGAAAGTTATTACAAAGGCTGTCCTGAAGTTGATACGCTTGTTAGGAAGGTTTTTTCTCAGGAATTATTAAACCCACAATATTTATGTGATGGTATAATTTGGAGTGCCGCTGGTTCTATGCCTTCTGGTAGTTTCTTTACTACAATGTTTAATACTATAGCTAACAATATCTTATTACGTTATGCTATAGTAGGCGCAGCTTGTGGAAAAGATCACAGGATAGCATCCGAGGAGGATTTTGTTCATGTTATATCTTTACTTTCTAAAGAAGCTCGTTTTATAGCCTTGGGGGATGATAATGTTTGGTCGGTTAGGGCTACACTAAAAGATTTAGTTATGCCTGGTAAAGTTGCTCAAGTTCTACGTGACTTGGGGTATTCCTATACTGCCGCTGACAAAACTCCTCTGGGTACTCAATTTCGTGATTTAAAATTTTGTACATTCCTCAAGAGGGGATTTTATGTAGCTGATAAAACAGTTCTAGCCCCTCTTGATATTGATACCATTAAGGAAATGCCATATTGGACTAAGAGAAATGCCCCTCCAGACAATGAATATGAAGTCTTAACTCAAGCTTTATATGAGTTGTCTTTGCACTCACCGTCGTATTTTGATAAGTATGCACCTAAGTTTATAGATGCAAGTATTAAATTTTACGGCAAACCTCCGCCTTTTACCTCTCACAGATCTTGTAGAGCAAAAATACGGACCACTCCTGCTATGTACTAGCTGGAATGCCTGCGAAAATTGTATAGTTTCAATTTCAAAACAATCGTAGATCGGGCACATTAGGTGTGGGCTATTTAGCTTAGGGATGCACCGTGGCAGTCCCACAATATCCCTTAAATTGATAGCAGTGGAAATTGATTCATCTCCCACTGTGAATGTACTGAATCACTGAAAA